AACCCTAACTTCTCAATTAAGGCACTTATATCAGGCCTTTCAAAATCATCCAGCTTACCGCTTCTGTCTTTTGCTTTATATCCCTGACCATAGACGGTCTGCAACCATCTGTTTCTTGTGTTTCTGCCTTCCTCGTCTTGATCCTCTATGATGCGTAATGCAAGCACTTCATCAAAGAAATAGGTGACAGTTTCACCAAGCTGTTGACCAACCATTTTTGGTGCATGTCTAAGAACACCATCATCATTAATAACGGCTTCTTTACATAGAAATAAAACGTGCATATGTAAATCTCTAAATGCACGCATGAGATTACCCACTGAATCTTGGACATTACCATATGCCATTCTAGGATCTTTACTTCTAGACTTTTCCCAATTCAATAAAATCTCACTTATCTCAGATACTGAGTCCAAACAAACTGTGTCATATTGTAGTTCGCCAGACTTCAAAGCGTCATGAAGCTCCATGACTTCTGAGGCTTCTTTCACTTCAATAGCTTCAACATTGTCAGCATCCTTGATTGCAAGTAAGCCAGCCTCTGCACTTATGACAAGCACTCGTCCAGGACATGTTTTTGCTAGGGTTGTTTTCCCCGCTCCAGCCATGCCATACACCAAGATTTTTGCTCCTTGATTTTGCACAAGCTTTTGCGGAGATACGATTCTTTTTGATAGTTCCATACTTTCTCCTAAATAAATTTACTTGACGATTATACACTAAATCGTTACCATGTGTAAAATTTATTTTTTTACAATATGATGACAGGAGAAGCAAATGGAGAATATCAAGCAAGAGAACATTACTTGGCAAGCAAATTTCTTTTTTCGTACAAAGAGTTTAGCAACAGAAAAACTTAAGGAATTAGAAACTATGGGAATCAAACCAAATCACACTACAAGAAAAGTCAAAAGATATACACTAAGAGAGTATATAGAGTTTTTGGGACAAAGAGAATCTGCAAAACAATTTGGCTGTTCAGAAGCTGCCGTTAAGTCTTGGAGATATGGCTATAGAAATCCAACTGTCAATCAAGCTAAGAAAATTATCAGAGCAACTGATGGGAGATTAGATTACGAGTCTATTTACGGGCCTATATCTGAAATCATAGAAACAGAAGTTTAGTGTGTTTCAGCTTAATATTACTGAGGACGACACATCCTTAGAGCAAGCACTTGCTTACTATGACGAAGGCTATAACGTTGTTCCATTACAAAGATCTAACAAAAAGCCACCACCTTTTCTGAAAGGTTGGGAGCAATATAAACAGGAGCGACCGTCTAGAGACCTTGTAAAGTCATGGTTTGAGGGTAAGGATAATTTAGTTGTTGCTCTTGTTTGCGGTAAGTTTATTGTCGTAGATGCTGATTCTCCAGAGGCTATGAATTGGGTGGAGAACAATTTACCACCTTGTCCTTTCAAAGTTGTTACTGGTAAAGGTATGCACTACTATTACAACAACCCACAAAACTACACCACCTTTGCTACAAGGAGAACTCCAGAGACACCCATTGAAAGATTAATAGATATAAGAGGTGTAGGTGGACTAATCATTGCACCTTGGAACAGACACGCTAACGGACAAATATATAAACCTATAACGTTTCCTGATTGGAAAATTACAGATCACACAGACTTACCTGACTTTACAGAAATAGAGTTTGCAAAAATTACTGGCGTTCCAAAAACAGAAACAAGCGTGCAAACAGCACCTTTTCTATTAGATGGTGTATTAGAAGGATCAAGGAATGATGAGGCCGCAAGAATAGCAGGCTATCTAATATCTAAAAATGTAAACATTGAGTTTGTAAAAATCTTTCTACAAAACTGGAACAAAAATAATAATCCACCATTACCACAAGAAGAGATTGAAAGAGTAGTTACAAGTGTTAAAAGCACACATGATAGAAAAAATCAGATCGCACCTTTGTTTGTACAAGCAAGTGAAACCATACACAAACCTAGAGATCTGTTCAATCCACCTGGGTTACTTAAAGACATGTTTAAGTTTTGTGAGGAGATAGCACAAGTGCCACAGCCAGAGCTGTCTTTAGTAGGTGCCTTAGCATTAGCAAGTGTAACCTGTGGACGTATTTATAGAACAAACATGAACAATTTTTCATCTATGTATTTCATGGGTATTGCAAAGTCAGGACAAGGTAAAGAAAACATTAAAACATTTGTAGAATCAGTGTTAAACGCTAGTGACCATGAAAAGCTAGTAGTGGGAGATGGTTACACATCATCTGGTGCAGTTCACTCAGTTCTTAAAATGCGACCTACACAAATAACCATCATGGATGAGTTTGGTAAAAGACTGGAGGCCATTGGCGCATCACAAAACACAAATAGAGAAGATGGCATACAAACACTGATGGAAGCTTGGGGTAGGTGTCATGGAACATTGCGGCCAGATAACTATTCATTGATGAATGTGCAAGAACAATATAAAGAAATGATGATGAGCCGTGTTACACACAAGCCTGCCATTACATTGGTTGGTCTGTCAGTGCCGAAGAACTTTTACAAGGCATTGAATAGTGGGCGTATAGCTGACGGGTTTCTCAATCGTTTTGTTGTCGTTGAATCAAAAGAGCCAAGACGTGTAGGTGAGTTACGTAGATTTAAAGAACCACCAACATCAATTGTCAATTGGGTCAACTATATACGTAGACAAAGAGGAAATATGAGTGATGTATCAAGGGATAATGCAGAGATAGATCTTGACCAGATAGTTTTAAGGTTTGATAGAGAATCGGAAGAAATACTACAAGATTTTGCCCGTGAGATCGTAAAACGCCAAGATATACTAGAAAAAGACAACCTAGAGCCACTTCTAAGCCGTTCTAAGGAGAAGGCTATGCGTTTAGCCCTGTTATGCACACTTGCCTCTAACGCTGACGCACAGACGATTACAGGCGATATTACAACATGGGCTGTGGATTTCATTAGATATTACGATCTGTTGTTTATAGAGGCTTGTAGAGACAAGGTTGCTAGCAGTGCTATGGAAGCCAAAATTAAACAGGTGCTATCGTTTATTAGATCTAGAAACGGTGAGGGTATATCCAAGCGTGAAGTAGATAGGCATGAATTATTTAGAAGTATGAAGTCGTATGAGGTCAAAGAGATTATTGAAAGACTTAAAAATGCAGGTGAAATACAAGAGGTTGAAATTAAGATAGGTGGTAAAGGCAGGCCTGCTAAGAGGTTTGTAGCTGTTGATCCAAACTTTTTTGAAGAGTGAAACTACAAGTCATACCAATATCTATTAAAGACGCAAATTTATTTGTTACAAATTTTCATAGACATAACAAACCTGTAAGAGGAGCAAAGTTTGCTATTGGTGTTTCATATGATGATCAGCTTGTAGGTGTTGGTATTTTAGGAAGACCAGTAGCTAGAAAACTTGATGATGGATTTACAGCAGAAGTAGTTAGATCTTGCGTTCACCCAGACGCACCAAAAAATACAAACTCTTTTATATATGGCAGACTATGGAGAATCTGGCAACAGATGGGCGGTAAAAGAATACTTACCTATACCCTCAAATCAGAAAGTGGTGCTAGCTTACGAGGTGCTGGATACAAAGTTACAGGAGAGACAGGTGGTTGGAAAGAGGGCACAGGATGGACTACAAGACCAGGCAGAGATTGGCAGCCTGTCACAGGACAATTGAAACTACGTTGGGAAAAAGATTAACCTAGTATAGGCCTACCAGCTACACGTTCAGCAAACTCAATACGTTCTTCTGATAACGGATCTGGTATTTGTGCTTGTGCTAGATCGGGTGATACAACATCTGGCACTTCAGGAACTGGTTGAATTGGTTTTGTTAGTTCATTAATTTGATCACGCATCTGTTGAAACATTTGTAGACCCTCACCAGTTTGTTCTTCTACTTGTTCATCAGTAATGCCAACGGCAGTTTTTGCATCTTCAAATAACTCATCAGCAAAATCAACTGTGCCTTCAACAAAAGAACCATCAACACTTCTTACACCATACTGTCTGGCCGCTCGTTCCATAATCTGCACAGCTTGAGCTATACTGCCTGGATCGTTCTTACTTAAAAGACCAACAAATCTTGGATTACTTAATGCTGTTCTTGCTATAACTAGACCCAATAATGGTTTTAATGAAGCAAGAGGTGCAAATACAACGGCCGCACCAAGACCCGCAGCTACTAGTCCACCAGCACTGCCACCTCTACCTATCTCTCCTGCTGTTAATATATCTACTTGCTTTTGAAAATCTCGCAAACCTCTTGTTGTTTCTTTACCAAACATAGCCTCAAGAGTTTCGTCTCCATAAGAGTTTAGGGCTGTCTCTAAATTACCAGATTTAAAAATGTCATTTATTCTGCCATTCCCATTGAAATCAACAGATCTTTTTAATAGTTTCATCATGCTTGCTTGTTGAATACTATTGAACACATCGTCATCTACTGTTGCTTTTAAATCTTCAATAACCTTAGCATTACCAGGTCTAAAAATAGTGTCTGTTGTTGCTTCAATACCTTTCTCTGGTAAATCAGCAATTGCACGATTACTCTT